CAATGCAAAAGACCGTCGGACTGCCGGAACAGCACCGGATCACGGCAATGCGGATGGCGCTGACCGGGCTTTCGGCAAACACGCGACCGAGCAATCGAACTTATCCCCGATACTAAATGGCCATCGTCGATCAATTCGGAAGCCCCTTTTCCAACCCCTACGGCAACCACGCCGCACGGGGCGCGTCTCGTTACAATGGAATGCGCCCATGGGAGCCGGTGAGGCTGCACGACATTGGTAAACTGGTTCCCGCGCAGGATCGGCAAACGCTCGTCTCGGCATCTCGCCGCCTTTACCTCAACCAGCCGATTCTATCCGGCGCGGTCGAACAGAAGTCGATGTATTCCATTGGTAAGGCGTGGATGCCTAAGTTCACCGGGCAAGACAAGGCTTTCGGTGATGCCGCGACTGCATGGTTGAGTGAGATTTTCTACCCGCTTTGCGACCTTCGCGGGCCGGTTTTCGACTTCAAAACTGAGCTTTATTTGCTTTCCGATGCCATCGACCGCGACGGCGAAGCGTTTGTCGCGCTGACCGAAACCAAGGAAGGCTTTCCGCGCATCCAGCACATCCCTTGTCATCGCGTCGGCAATCCTGTTGGAATGCAGGACGGGCCGATTGAGAGAGGGCTTTACCGCAACGCTAGACTCACTGACGGCATCGCTTACAACCGTGTCGGGACACCGATTGCGTTCGCTTACCTCGACGAAGCGGAAGAGCTGATTCAGTGGGTTTCCCTTCGTGACGCCATCCACATTTACGACCCGGCATGGCAAGAGCAAGGACGCGGACTTCCGGCTTTCACCGCATCCTTGAACATGCTCCGGGACGCGATGCAGTCGCACGACCTTGAAACCATGGCGCAAGCGATGCTCTCTGGCCGCGTCTTTATCGAGTGGAACGAAACCGGCGCGCCCGACACCGGAGATCCGGCTTTCGCGTTGACCGGATCGGTTAGCGGTGGCGGGCAAAACCCTGGCGTCCAAGTTGAGAACATCAACGGGCCGATGAACACTTACTATCGCGCCAACAGCGGCAGTAAGCTGGAGACGTTCCATAATCCACGACCGGGCGAGGCGTGGGAGAACTTCCAAGACCGGATTATTCGGGGCGCTCTCGCGGGCGTGAACTGGCCATACGCGATGGTATGGAAAGCCAGCGGGCAAGGCACCGCCGAACGCCACGAAATCGCCAAGGCTCAGCGCGCAATTGAGGATCGGCAATCGCTTTTGATGCGCCCCGCTCTCGCAATTGTTTCATGGGCGGTTGCCAAGGCTCAAAAGCTTGGAGTCCTGCCGCAATCGCCGGAATGGTATAAATGGAGCTTCACGATGCCGCGCAAGCTGACCATCGACGATGGTCGGATGTCGAAAGAGCAAATCGAAGGGTGGCGGGCCGGATACGTCAACCATGAGGACATCCTCGGCGACTACGGCAAGACACTTGAAGAGCATTACGACGCTCGCGCCCGCGAAATCTACCTGCGCAAGAAGGCAGCGGAAAAATGGAGCATCGACGGCGTCGAAATCGAGGACCGCGAAATGTCCATGCTGACACCTAACGAACAAAGCTCGGACCAAATGGAGGCATCCGGCAAAAAACCAACCACTCAAGACGATGGAAATTCTGACGATTGAAAACAAGGCGGGCAAGGTCCGCTTGAACGAGTCCGTGAATCCCGACTCAATGACCCGGCTGATCGACGAGATCGGACTGGTATTCGGAGCGAAGGCAGCGGCAAACGGTGCGGATTTCGGGGAAATCACCAACTGCATCGAGAATGCCGCCGATACGCTGGACCTCGAAATCCACAGTCCCGGCGGAAGCGTGCTGGATGGATATAAGCTCTACCACGCTCTTCTTGAGCTTCGCGGGCGCGGGGTTTTTGTCACCGCTACGATCAACAGCTTGGCCGCAAGCATGGCATCCGTCATCGCGATGGGCGCGGACAAGATCCGCATGGTTAGGGGCGGGCGCATGATGATCCACGAAGCCAGTAACGTCGTCGCGGGTAACGCCGAGGACATGGCGCGGGCTGCAAAGCTACTCGACGAGATCAGTGGCGAGATTGCCGACATTTACGCAGGCAAGACCGGCGGAGACTCTGAAGAAATCCGCGACATGATGAAGAAGGAGACTTGGATGGGAGCCGATGAGGCAAAGTCCAAGAACTTCATCGACGAAATCGTCGACGGCAAATTTGACACGGCAAAGAAGGGCAAGAGCATGAATATTCTCGACCGCCTCACTTCTCCCGCCAGCGCCGAAGCATTGGCGGAAATCGACACCTTGAAAGCCGAGGTTTCCAACCGCGAAAGCGAAGTTGCCGAACTCTCCAACAAGGTCAGCGTTGCCGAGGCCGCTTTGCAAGAAGCCGCTACCGCCACTGCCGAACTTCGCAACAGCCTAGCGACCGTAAACGCCCGCGTCACCGAGCTTGAGGCTATTGCCGCCCGCGTTCCTGAACTGGAGGCAGCCGCGCAGGTGACGGTCGAAAAGATCGGCAACCAAGCCGCGCAACTTGCAGCTTCCATCGGACTCACTGAGCCGCTGCCTGATGCCAATTCCGGCGAATCGAAATCAATCCTCGCCCAGTTCAACGAACTGCAAGGCGAAGATGCCACCCGTTTTTACAAGGCGAACCGCAAGGAAATCATCGCCGCTCAGCTCAACTCCTAATCACACAATTCTATGGCTACCACGTTTGTCGATAAGATCTACACTCAGGAAGTGCTTCGTGCCTTCACCGCTGGCCTTGCGCCACTCTCCGCGTTCACCCGCAGCTTCTCTTCCGAAGCCCGACGCAAGGGTGACGCTATCATCATTCCCCGCGTTTCCGCTCTCAGCACCACCACCTTCGCCTATGCGAACAACAGTGGATCGCCTTACGAAACCGAAGGCGGTGAAATCGTCGCGATCACCGTCAACCTGGATCAACACCAGATTGTTGGCGTTGACCTGACGGACATTCAGTATGCCACCGCTGGCAGTGCCGATATCATGAACTTCGCGCAGAATCAGGGACGCGCCTTGGCTCGTAAGTGCATGGGCAACCTGTTCAATGCCCTGACCGTCGCCGCTTTCGGATCTCCAGCCGCCACCGCCGTCACCATCGGCGCAACCGGGTTGAAGCAAATCCGGGACGCTCGCAAGACGCTGGTTGGTCGCCAAGTCCCAATGGATCAGGTTTCGCTGGTTGGAAACGCTGACCTCTACCACGCACTCCTCGGCGACACGAACATCTCGCAGTCGTTCCAATACGGCGGATCGGAAGCAGTTCGCGAAGGTCGCATTCCTCGCCTTCTGGGAATGGATGTTTACGAAACGAACCTGACCACCATCGGCGCTTCGCTTTCGATCATCGGATTCCTCGCCCACCCGGACGCGGTTGCCTGCGCGGTTCGTAACCTCCAGCCGCAGGATTCCGGCGATAGCTACCTTGCCGTGGATACCGTCACCGATCCAGAAACCGGCCTTGGGTTTACCTATCGCCGCCACTTCAACCCAGGTAAGGGTCGCCACTTCGCTTCCATCGAGTGCCTCTTTGGATTCGCCGCCGCGCTCACCTTGGGTATCGGACTCATCGCCCGGACCGACTGATTTCCCGTTGCTGCTTAGTGTTGTTCATGGCAAAACCCGCTCCCTCACCCGGAGCGGGTTTTCGCTTGCCGGGGATATGACCATGTGGCTATAAAACGACCAACAAGAAATGAAGAAAACAAAATTGTCTTTGTCGGTGATTACCGGCAACTGCGAGGCGGATGTGGAGCGGTTCTTGGATGTGTTTCAGCCGCACTTCGACGAGATCGTGATGGTCCGCGCAATCGGGAATCAGCAACCAGACAGAACGATTGAGATTGCGGAGGCTCGCGGGTGCAAAACAGGGGAATATTTGAACAACACCGTAGCGCGTGGACTTTCCGACGACGAACTAAAGCGAGCGAGCAATGCCGCAAAATGGCCCCACGTTGACGACTTCGCCGCCGCCCGCAACAAATCCGCAGAGCTTTGCACTGGCGACTGGGTGATGTGGGCGGATATGGACGATACCGCCGAGGGACTGGAGAACCTGCGCGGGATCATCGACAAGCTAGACCCCGCCATTGACGTTCTGCGCTGTCCATACGTCGTCGGAGAGCAAGGCGTGGTCGCGAACTACCGAGAGCGCGTCTGGAGGCGTGGAAGCCCGCATAAATGGGCAAACTCGATCCATGAGAACCTGATGCGGACGGACGGCAAAGATGCCAAGCAAGCGCAGACCGACCGCGTGCGACTCGTCCACATTCCAAGGCATGACCGGGAATGTTCCAAGGACCGCAACCTGCGAATCCTTGAGTCGATCCCAGAGGAAAAGCGCACGCACTCGCACACGTTCTACCTGATGAACGAATACGCGAGGATTAAGGACGCGAAGGCAGTCGAGCTTGCCAAGTCTTTCCTCGCTCATCCTGAAGGCGGAGGCCCAGAGCGATACGAGACGTTCATGATGCTCGCCGCGATGGCGGAAGAACTACCAGACAAGGCGGCAATTTACGCGCAGGCATTCAACGAAGATCCGAGCCGCGCAGAAGCTCTCTACGAACTCACGGCGCTTTCGATGTCGTTTGATGAACCAGAGCGGGCGCTTGCTTACGCTCGCCACATGATGACCTGCGAATGGCCCGACAAGCCATCATGGAACCACCGGAAGATGTTCTACGAGTTCTTCCGTGAAGACCTTTATTTACAGGCTCTCCGCATCAACGGGCGATCAATGGAATCCGACACCCGGCGCGGCAACACGCTGGCGACATCTGGCAAGACGACCATTTCCCTGCTCCACGCCACGCGAGGCAGGGCAATGCAAGCGATCCGCTGCCGGTCGGAATGGTTGCGACTCGCGGACGATCCGAAGCGCGTCGAACACATTTTCGCGGTCGATGCTGACGACGAGGAGGCCGAGGTTTTCTTTCGCTTCCCGTCGATCATCATGGACAACAACGGCGGGCCGGTTGCCGCTTGGAACATGGCGGCGAAGTCCAGCACCGGGCAAATCCTAGTTCAGCTTTCCGACGACTGGAAGCCGTTCCGGGGGTGGGACACGGCGATTGTTGATGCCATTGGAGACACCAGTAAGCCCACCGTTCTGGCAGTCAGCGACGGACACCGGAAAGACGACCTCCTCTGCATGGCAATCCTGACCCGCGCCCGCTACAATCAGCAGGAGCATCTATTCCACCCTGAGTTCTTCAGCATGTTTTCGGACAACTGGTTCTCGCATTGCGCCTTCCGCGACGGCGTGGTCATCGACGCCCGCGACCGGATCACTTTCGAGCATTGCCACCCGGCATTCGGGAAAGCCGAGATCGACGCGACCTATGCGCGGAGCAATGACTCCTACCACTACAAGACCGGCGAGGGCATCTTCCGCCGACTCTGCGAAGGCGTGAAGGTATCCGCCGACATTGAAGGATGGTTCGACTTCCGCGACGTTTACGACCATGTGGCGAAGACGATGCCAGACGGCGGCACTTTCGTGGAGGTTGGAAGCTGGAAAGGAAAAAGCGCAATCTATCTAGCTCACCGATTGGAAGACCTTGAGAAAAGGATTTTTTTGGAATGCGTGGATACCTTTCAAGGAGACTCCGACACGGGGAAAGAAGACATTTTTTCCGAGTTTATGGGAAACGCTCACGATTCACACGCGAAACTATCAGAGTTTCCAGCAACTTCAGCCGAGGCGTCAGAGGACTACTTAGTGGAAGAGGCTCACGGCATCTTCATCGACGCCGCGCACGATTACGAAAGCTGCAAAGCCGATATCTCAGCGTGGCTCCCCAAGGTCAAGCCGGGCGGATTTTTCGGCGGCCACGACATCGACGCGCCGGGAGTCCTGCGAGCCGTGACGGAAGCCGGGTTTGAGTGGGAACAAGTTGGCCGATGCTGGATTAAAAAACCATGAACGAACGAACGACACACGGAGGAAAAGGAGACGCGCCACGATCAGTCGGCGGCGACAAGTTCCGCAGCAACTACGACAAGATATTCAAAAAACATGAACAATCCCATCCTTTCGATTCTCACTCCAACTATCCGGGGCCGCGAAAGCCAAGTCACCGCGCTGCAAGAAAAGATCGAGTCGCAGATCGGAACGCAATACGGAGTTCCGATGGTGGAACACCTAACATTCAGTGACAACCGCGCCCGCAGCATTGGGGCGAAACGGCAGGCACTCGTTGACATCGCACGCGGTAAATACATCGCATTTTGCGACGATGACGACGACGTTTCCGGCGACTACGTTTCGCGACTACTGGCAGCAGCGGAAAGCAACGCGGACGTAATTACGTTTCGCCAGCGGGCAATCTACAACGGGCTGGAATCGGAAGTGCATTTCGGCATCAACAACCAAGACGGGCCATTTACACCGGGCGGCATCACCCTCCGCGCACCATGGCATGTATGTGCGTGGAAGCGCGAGCGGGTTGCCGATTGCCTGTTTGCCGAAAGCAACTACGGCGAGGACTTGGTTTGGTGCCATCAAGCCCGCAAGCGCATTAGAACCGGCCACCACATCGACGCCGTGCTGCACGCCTACCGTCACGATGCCGCGACTACGGCGGCTCCTGAGCTTTGACCCGCCCGCTATAGCGTGAGCATCATCGACGACTTCCTAAACGTCTCTGCCGACGAGGTTGATTCCATGTTTGGGACGAAGACCATGGTTTGCAACGGCCAGACGTTCGCGGTCGTCTGGGACGACTACAGCAGCGACAGCGACGGAGGACTAGGCGGGCTTGAACCCGAGCTTCAGGCGATGGCCACCGCGCAGCCTGGCGACGTCACCAATCCCGCCGCGCTCAAGGGCAAGCGATGCACGGTCGGTGGTGTGGCATTCCGCGTTTACGCCGTCCGCGTGGGTAACGTGGCGATCCGCTTTGACCTTTGCGACCCGAACGAGTCGAAATGAACTCACTCGTAATCCCTCACGGCGACGAACGACGGGCAGCGCGGAATCCCGCTGTCAGTTACGCCCGAAAACGCGAACGTCACGCGGTCGCCAAGCTCGACCCGCTCGCAGGTATTGAGCTTCACCGTTACCCCGTTCCAGTCGCCAATGATGCCGCGACCGTGGAAGCCGTGGACAATCATTTCAGCGGAGCGGGTCGGCTTGATTTTCAAAGCGGCGGAAGACCTGCCCGCGACGTAGGGCGCGGATGGATTGCGGACCACCAGTCCCTCGCCGCCATTGTCGGCAATTTCATCGGCCTTGCGAATCGCGCCGACCGTATCGGTAAGCCAGTGCCTCACGGCCTCGCAATGGGACGGCAAGGGCATCACAGCGAGCCGCGCCACCCGGTCCTTGAACTTGTCCCCCGAAGGAGCATCAAAGGCGAAGAACCGCACGTCCAACCACCTGCCCGCTTGAGTGGCGGAAATGGTCATGCCAAGGGAACCGGCGAAAAGTTCACCGTCCAGCGGGCAATTGGGCATCCCGACCTTGAACCAGTCCGGGACCGCGAAGACCACGCCGTTACGGCTGATGAACTGCGACCCATTCCACAAGGCGCGGATGCCGTCGATCTTCTCACTCGCAAGCCAGCCTTCGACTGTTTGGCCGATGTAGTCGTTGAGGAGCAGCGCGTTCATGGGCGAAACAAACCATCGCGCTTTGAATTGCGCAAGAAATTTTTCAAATGATTTCAGCATCCATGGACAAGGGCAGCGTCCGCGAGTTCAAGCGGCTGCTGAAGGAATACGCCAAGAAGACCGGGGATTCCATCGAAGAAGGCATTATCGAAATGGCTAAATCGACGGCGCGAAGGCTTGCCCATACCGTCCCGCCCTACGGCACCTCATCAGAAACAGGCAAAAAGTTTGAGGAGTCCATCGGGGCGCAAATCGACTACGCATGGTATGGCGCGAGTCGGGGCGCTTTCCCGTCATCGTCAATGGAGGCCGCCCACGCTGCCGCGAGAAACAATCGAGGCGTCGTTAGGATGCGGAAGTTTCGCCGGTTTAAGGACATCAACGAAAATATCTCGGTTGGGCAAAAAGAGGCATACAAGCGAAAGAAGATTAAAAATGCCGGTATTGCGAAAGCGGGATGGGTCATGGCGGGTGAATCGACCATTGGGAAACTCAGCATGACTAAAGGCGGCAAGGTCAAAAAACTTTCAGGCATCGGCAAGTGGATCAGGCGTCACTTAAAATCAAACCTTGGCGAGTCAAGGATTAAGCGCGATGGTATGAGCACAACCGTAAGTCTGACAAACAAAGTTACTTACATTTCCCGACTGCACAAGCAATCGGAGCAGGACAGGGCAATCGAGCAAGGTCGGCGGAATGGAA